CAAATTCAGGACACATCTAGACAGCTACATATCAATATGATGTTCGAATTGTCGGGCGAACGAAAAACGCAAACCATTTGATGGAAACGACTTACACCTTCCTTAATGCCATTCGGGACTTGCCCGTTTTCATGGTCGCCAATCAGAGCTATCTGCCTCTGCCCCAGCTCCCCTGGCTGGCCAGTCCGGTCGGTCAGACCCCGGCCCCGGGGAATTACATCGTGATCTTCGGCTCGCTTGCTTCTCCCACCCCTCCCACTCCTGTCGTTTACCCGACCCCTGTTGCATAGGAGCCTCTCATGGGCAGACAGATTGACAATGCCAAGGCCGCGGCTGGATCCGCCAGCCGGGCCAACAGCGCGAAGACCTACCCGAACGTGACCAACTGGCCCAGCGTGCAGGACACGGCGCGGCCGAACCTGCTGAATCGTGATGCCGAGATCGGCCGCGCTTACGACGGCGTGGACGAGAACAAGACACACGACTGCCCCTGATTCGCTTCCCCTTTCTTTCTCAATTCGTCTTCCCGCGGCCGGCCCACCGACCCCGGGCTCTTTAGGAGTCCGCCAGCATGGCGAACAATTTTGCCGCATTTTTCGAGACGCTCGTCGCGGGCGCGGATGAGTACAACAAGGCCAAGGTCGGGCGGACCGCCCTGCTCGATGCCGTCTACAAGGACGTCAAGCCCGAGGCCGCCCGGATCGGCAAGACGGTCGATGTCTACTTCCCCGACGTGGGACCGCTCCAGGCCATTAACAACGGCATCCTGACCGGCACTTCGGTTAACCCCAACTACATCCCGTTGGTGTTCCAGACCCGGGCTGGCGCCGCCCTCCAATTCCAGGACTTCGAGCAGTGGCAGACTGCGGTCGACCTCGCTCAGAAGTTCTTCGACCCGCTCTACAAGAGAGCGCGTGAGTATCTGAACGGCCAGATCGCCGCGTTGATCACGCCGGCCAACTTCAATGCCAATGCCCCGATCGTCGGCGCCACGCAAGGCGAAGTCGTGGTGAATGACCAGCTCAACGCCTGGGGCGTGCTGGCTGACCAGAAGGTGCCGCTCGAAGATCGCGACAAGCTGCGGCTCATGGTCCACAACCAGGTCTACCGCAAGATGCTCGGCGACTCGGCGTGGGTACAGGAAAGCTTGGTCAGCGCCGCGATCGCCTTCGAGGCGCGCCAGCAGGCCGACGTGGGCCACGCCTTCAACTTCCAGGTCGTGTGGGACCAGCAGATGCCGACCAGCTCGGGAAGCATCCTCTACGGCCAGACCACGGTCACCTACAACAGCACGACGGTGACCGGCCTGAACACAGCCTTCACGCAGCAGCTCGTCGCCGGCACGTCCTACCTGACGTTCGGCTGCGACGGTCAGACCGTCAAGACCCAGTACAAGGTCGCCTCGATCCAGAGCGACACCTCAATCACGCTCAGTTCGGCAATCTCATCGGCCACCCTGGCCAGCGGCAGCGTGACCACGACAGCCCGGCTGATCACCAACCTAGCCGGCACGGTCAGCTCGAGCTCGACCACGCTCACCGGCACCAACACGTTGTTCCTGACCCAGCTCCAGGTCGGCCAGTGGGTCAACGATTCTGCCGTTGCCACGGGCACGTCAGCCCCGGTCCAGATCGCCTCGATCAGCAGCAACACGTCGGCCACGGTCGTCAGTGCGCCGAGCACGGCTTTCAGCACGTCAACCTTGACCGTGAACAGCTACACCAATCTTGCCCTGCACGAGTATGCGATCGCGCTGGCTCTGCGGCCGATCGCCACGCCGGACGAAGCCCGCAACGTCGTCGATGTGTCCTACATTGACCTGATGGGTATCCCCCTCCGCGTCATGGTGTCCTACGTCCACATCTACCAAGCCCTCTTCGTCACGGTCGACTTCGGTTACGCCCTGGGCGTCATCCGTCCCGACTTCGGCGTGATCATCCAGAGCTGATCGAAAGGCGGTGGCTCATGATCGTCAGCGGAACGGTAACATCGCCCGCCGTGCAGGGCGTGACAGTCCAAGACCCTGCGGATACCAGCCCATCGACTGGCATGGGTGTCACGGGAGCAAACGGCAAGTGGGTACTCGACCCCGGCCAGAGTTTCGTGATCAGTGCTCTCGGCACTGTCACGACGGCGGCCAATCTGGACTGGACCCAGGCTGGTTATTTCAGCCTCACCTTGACAGGGTCCGATACCTGCGTGGTCACGTTCGGTACCGGGTCGTCAACCGGAGCACTCTCGGCCTCGCTCGGCCAGATGATCAAGATCCGGCTCACCGGTGCCAGCTCGGCCGCGGTGACCTGGCCCTCCACGATCACCTGGGTCGGCCTGCTCACCGGCACCAGCGGTGCCAGCGCTTCCGCTCCCACGGTGAGTGCCGCCAACGTGATCGACATCACCCTGGTATGCACAGCAACCGGCAGCGCGCCGACATATGACGGTACCTACATTACCGGCTAATCAGGCTTGCTAGCAACCGGCGCCCGGGGGACCTCCACCCCGGGAGGCTTCTCCTCACATGACAACTCCGCTCTACGCCAACCGTGCTGCAGCGCCTACGCCGATCAACACTACGTCAGAGCTGGGCGTGCAGATTCCCCCCGAGGGGGACTTCGTCGGCCAGTCCTACGACGTCGTGGACGGCCTGGTCGTCGTCTGCCCGGCCGATGAACCCTGCCCGCCCCTGGCCGTGGGCGATGTCTGGACCTTCCTGGGGGCGAGCTACACGGTCGCTTCAATCCAGCTCTACGGGTCCGGCACCGTGCCCGCGGCGACCATCGGCATCCAGGCCGGCCCGGATGCCGTCACGTTCACTACGGGCGCCGTGGCCTCGGTCGCAACCCTGCTCGCGTCCGGTGCGCGGACGCATGCCGCGAGCAAGATCCAGAACCCCTACGCGCTTCATTGAGAGTGATAAATGGGACTGAAATTCAACCGCGAGGACGTCAGTCTGGGAGCAATCCCGGTCGGCATGATCCCGACTGACACGACATCTACTCCTGCTCCGACCGGGGTACCCAACCGAGCAGTTGACTGGGGTGTTCTGCCGTCTGGTCAAGCCGGCTACGTACTCACCGTGAATGCCGACGGCAGTATCGGCTGGGGTGCGGCCGGCGGTAGTGGTGGCGGCATGTCCAACCCGATGACGACAGCCGGCGACACCATCTATGCCAGCGCAAGCGGTTCGCCGGCCACGGCCGCCAGGCTGGGGATTGGGTCAACCGGTCAACTGCTTACAGTCGTCTCGGGTGACCCAGCCTGGGCGACCTATACCGGCTCGACCTCGGTAGCCACCCTGGGGACAATCACCACAGGCACCTGGACCGGGACAACCATCGCGGTAGCGAACGGTGGGACTGGATCCACATCAGCCTCCGCAGCGCTGACCGCCCTCGGGGCAGCTCCCACGGCCAGCCCGACGTTTACAGGCGCTGTAGCGAAGACGCCCACAGCGGTCACGGCGACCGGCGGCACGGCCACACTATCCTGGTCTGCGAATTGCTGGTTCGTCGTGACGCTCGCATCCGGGGCGAACACGCTCACGCTCTCGAACATTCCGTCGGGAACGGTGAAAGAGACCGTTGTCGTGGAGCTGATCCAGCCGAGCGGCGGGGCTACGGTCACTTGGTCCGGGCCGACGGTGACCTGGGGCGCGGCCGGAACTCCGACGCTCTCGACGACGGCCGGCTACGTGGACGTCATCACGTTCATCAACGTCACCACGTCCGAAGTGCGCGCCGCGGCAAACCTCGGGTTCACCTTCTGAGCTATCCATGACCTGGCCGATCCTCGAAAATTTCGATGAACTGACGCCTCCGGCGTTGCCCTCGGACCTCACGGTCAATGCCGGCACGTGGACGTCGGAATCTACCTACTCGGTATCCAGTCCCAACGGGCTGATGAATACCGGGTCCGGCGGCATCATATCAGCGAACGTGGACGGCAATAGCGGCAACGTCTCGGTGTCGGTATCCGTGCTCACGCCCACGACGTGGCCGACCAGCACGACCCTCGACTATGCGGTCTTTGGCCGCTGCGCCAGCGGGGTGATGACCGCGAGCTCGTACGCAGTCGTCGCTCAAATGACGTCTACGGGCACGATCACCTTCAGGCTCTCGAAGTGCGTTTCCGGCACGCGAAC